TCGTCTCGATCAGCTGCTGTTGAGGCTGGAAACCCACCTGCGACGAGCCTGGGCGGATATGCTCGTTCATCCGCTTTGCCGCCGCGATGTGGGCGGCTGTGGTCGGATGGGTTCCGTCGTAGGTTGATGCCGCTTTGAATGCTCCGGTGGTATCGACAGAATCCACCCAGATATTGACGAAACGGTATCCGGAGATCTGGCACCATGCCGCGATCCATTTATTCAGATCGCTTGCCGCCGCGACATTCGCATTGAACGGGGGGATTGCCAGGAACACCGGAACCCAACCGCGAGAGACGCAATTTTTGGCGATGTCCTTGATTGCCTGTTTGTTCTTCGCGGTCGCTCCAACGACAGACGATGAATCCGCATTGGTGCCTCCCTGGATCCAGATCTCGTCGGCGTCGATGGTGGATGGGATCGCCGGAATGCGAGTGGCCATGGCTTCCAGGTTGGTTCCGCTGACGGAATCCGACCAGACGATGACGTAGTCGACGCCGTTGTTGAGCATGGTGGCGATGTGGGGCCATTGTCCAGGTGGAAAGGAAGCCGAAACCGAATCTCCCTCAATGATGACCCTTTTTCGTGCGCCCTGCGACGGGGCATTTTTGGCGACGGCGCGATCCGCCAAAGTGCGCCCGTCGAATGCGGTCGTCTGCGTAGCAGGGTCGTAGGAGGCTGCGTCGATCGTTTCCTTGGTGGCGATCTGAAATGCGATGCCAGGGCTTGGCCACGTCGCGCCGACCGGCTCCAGGATGTAGTTGTAGACGCCATTTGCGCCGCCCACGGGCTCGAAGAGGTCTTCTGGAGGCTCCGGGCGCGTGGCCGAAAGCGGGAGCTGGGAAACGACGACGCCCGAGGCGTTGACGACTTTAAGGAGGGCGTCAGGGCCGGATCCAGGGTGTGACGCCCGGACCACCAGCGTACGGCCTGGGAGGGCTCCGGAAAGGGTTTTTGCGTTGGTCGCCCTGACTGGCGTGCCGGTGGTGATGTTGGTCCAGATCATGGCTTTCCCCCCTAGATTTCAATGTAGCGAATTGTCGCCCGGAATGTGGCCGCGTTTGGCAGTCCCGCCGTGTTCAGCGCAAGGAATTCCCCAGGCTGGAGAAATAGTCCATCGATCGTGTTGGAGTCGAACTCCGTCTCCACGATCCCGGTGGACGCCCCAGCGCCGAGGGAAAGCGGGATCGTGCGGAACTCTCCCGCAGCGGCGCCGAGTCCGGTGGGCGGCGCGGTGTAGAGATTGAAGACGGCGTCTGATGCTGGCGCGAGCGTGCTGTGCTTGGCTGGCGTCTTGGCCGTGATGGTTCCTGCTGTGTTGGCAGTGGATCGGCGCGTCGGCACGACATCGACAATCGCGGCGGTGCCTGCGGTCTGCGATGCGGCAACGTAGATATGGACAATGCGAATCGGCTTCGATCCGCACTTGAGGGCGGCTACGTCCGTGGGTGCCGCTCCGACGGTCCACTTCCCCGTGACGGTGTAGGCGTTGGTTCCTGCTGGCATGGTGGGCTCCTTGGTTTTGGTTAGAGGGTCTCGTAACTGGTGAACGCGTGAGGCGAAACCGTCACGTCAAGCGCGGATGCGGAAAGGTGCATAGCTCGCAACGAAAAACGCATGGCTTGGGAGAAATCGAAAGGCTGGTCACGCGAAGAGTTTGAGTTTTCCGTTTGCCCGTCCTGCGTGGCGGTGGCCTGCGACGAGACGAGCCCAGTGATGGCATCCGCGAAGATCTCACACAAAATTGGCGCCGTCCCGACGTTGTTGGTTCCGATGCTCGATGTTCCGAAAACCGAAACCTCGCTTCCGATGACGCCCAGGTACCCGATAAACTGGAGTGCGCCGGATGGGATCGGGGAGGAGGTGGTCGCAATGAGGACGGAAAGCGAAAGCCTGGAATGGGTCGTGAAGAACCCAGCAGGAAGGTCGATTTCTGTTAGCGTGGTCATCGTGTAGGATAGGAGGCTAACCGCTTGCTGTGCGTCGCTTCCGCCAACGACGACGCTGATCTTTTTCGATGGTGATGGCGTCGTCGGAATCACCGAAAGTACACCGGTGAGTGGGTCGACCTGTACCGTCGTATCGTCCGGCTTCACGCCGCCGAGAATTGTCTCCGTGGCGATCGGTAGGACGTAGGTTGATCCGCCTCCTCCCGCCTCCCCGTCGATATCCTCGGCGGTGAAGCACGATGGGCCTGGAAGCAAGGGTGTAACGAAGTTGTACTCGAAGGTCTTGAAGTCGTAGATGCCGGCTTCCGTGAAGAACTGCGGCGCTACGCCATTCCCGTCGAGGCGCATCGGATTGGCGAGCGGGATCGTGTTGTTGCGGTCCGCGAAGATCCCCTTGAGCGTGGAGGATCCGGCGGCGTAGGCGAAGAGCCACCCCGAAGCGGCGGGGCGCCCGTTGTTGCCGAGGAAGGCCTTGAAGAAGAATGGCGACGTGCTCATCAGGTTACCCCTTCCGGGTGCTTGAGGACGGAGCGAGAAACGAGTTCCCAGGCGCCATCCTCGATGATGTGGCGGTCGAGGCGGTGGTACCACATGACCTTGGTGGCGTCGAATCCTGCCGTCGCGGAAAACTCTTGATTGGTAACCGCGCCCGCGCCGTTGATCGAGTACGTTCCGGTGGTCAGGTTCGATGCGTCGAGGCCTGGCAAGAGGATGTCCACCCGCGCAAGGCTGGCCGCGATGCCTGGGAAGATCAGGGACTTGTCCGTCGGGTGCGTGATCGTGCCGACGCTCGGGATCGCGACGGTGAGCGAGTTCTTCGGGTACGGTCCGGTCCAGACGCCGCCGCCGCTGGGTTGGGTGCCGAGCGAGAGGTACTGCTTCTCGGTCTGGATCGTGGAGGATGCGTGGAGGGCTCGCGTCACCTGGAGCCCGCCATTCTGGCCATCGCGGAAGATGAATGCCTGTTTTTCCGCCTTCTGGATGGTGTCGGTTGACGTGTCGGGCGCGGCGAAGAACGACGCGAACTGGCTGGAGGTCTTCGGGAGATCTGGGATCACCTGCACGGTCAGCTTGGTGCCGCTCGGGAGTTCACCAGCTCCGGCGTTGTAGATGACGATGCGCGCCGACCGAGGATAGGAGTAGGTCCCCGCCGTGTCGTCTGCCGGGTTGCCCCAGATTCCGCCATCGCCCCACTGATCGAAGAAGCCGGTAATGCTCGGAGTCGCGGTGCTGACATCTGGGAGGAAAATGTCCTGCATCCCTCCCCAGACGTTCGTTGTCGTGATGACCTTCCCCGCCGCGAACGCGATTCCGCAGGGCGCACCAACTCCCACTGGGAGCGATTGGTTGTAGTAGCCTCCCCAGACAAAGCCCCCGGAAATTGTCGAGACGTATTCAAGGCTTGGCCGCACCAGGGCCGCGACCGGCTTGGATCGCGGATCCGGCGTGTATCCGTTGGGATACTCCACGGTCAGCTTGATTCTCCCGCCCAGGTTGTAGAGCATTTCGACGGCGGGATCGATCGCGGCGGCGTTGGTGCCGTAGTAACGGATGGTCGCGGTGGATGCGACGCTTGGCGACAACTGCATGGCGGCGCCAAGGGTGATCGTCGTTCCGTCTGAGGTAGATCCAGATGGGAGCCCCTTCCACGTCGCCGTCGATGCGCTCAACGTCGCGGGGGCGAGGAGTTGGAGCACGTCAGCCCCCTCCATGGTAGCCCCGTCGATGGAGTAGGCGGACGGGTTGCGCACCGCGCTCCCGCACCGGTTGAGGTACACCTTCGCGTAGCCGTTGGAGAGCGGGAGAGCGAAGTTCCCCGAGTTCTGGCAATCGTTGAGGAGGATGGTTGCGTTGGTGTCGGTCGAGTACACCAGCGCCCCGTTTGGCTCCACAGTGCAGAGATCGACCTGGAGACGCGACCCGGCCAGTGCGAACATTGGCGCCTTCGTCCAGTCCATCGCGTCGGTTTTGGTGAGCGTTCCTTCGGCGATGATGAGGGCCGAAGAGATGAGGGACGTTCCCGCGAAATCGATGTTCGTCCTGGCGATGTTCGAGTGGAGCGTCCCGGAGAACTTGGTCAGCGTCGAGTCGAATGTCCCGCCGATGTGGGTCACGTTCCGCAGGGTGGAGCGGTTGATGGATCCCGGGACCTCGGTGGTGATGTCGACCAGGGAGGTAGCCCGCTCGGCGTCCAGACGGTTTGCGGTCACCGTGGGGAGTGCCGCGCCGGCGCCGCTCTGGATGAGGCCCGCAGTACCGGCAATGACCGACCGCGCCCCGATGGCCATGGTACGCGTCCAGGTGAGATCGGCAGAAAGGCCCGCACGGGCGAGGTCGACGGAGTAGTGGGACGTTGTGTCCCCGATGGTCGATTGGCTCTTCCACACGTTCCCGGATGTCGAGGCGAGGTAGACGCCCGCCACGCCCACCGCCCAGAATTTGCCGTCGCGGAACTGGAGGTCGCGCACGCCCACGAAGGAGGTGATTTCCTTTTCCCACAGGTAGTCCCCGTTGGCGTCGGCGCTGGACCAAGTGTCCGAGCCGGTCGCGTAGAGGCGCTTTCCCGTCGTGTCGTGGTAGAGGCTCGTCACGTTGGCGGACGAGACACCGGACGCCGCCGCGAAACTCCCCCGGATGTCGGTCTTGTAGGTAACTCCGTTCGACGTGAGCACGGTTCCAAATTGGCCGTCGAGCGATGCGGCGATGATGTCCCCAGGGATTCCCAGCTTGGTGGTCAGCGCGGAAACATGGAGCCCCGAGTTACTGTCGCGCCGGATGACCGTGCCACCGGATCCGAACGCCATGACGGAATTCGACGTGGGCGACCCGAACCCACAGTACAGGGTCGCGGGGATCGTGTCCGCCTGCGCGTACCACGAAACGAGGTCCGACGACCATTGCCAAATCCCAGAGGCACCCAGGATATTCCATTCGGAGCCCTGGTTAACGAAGAGACCGTAGAGCGCTCCACCAGCATTGCGCGAGAGAGCCCATCCCGCTCCATTGTTGATTGATGTGTAAAAGCTCCCTGCCGTGTTGGTATAACCAAGCTCGCCGCGAGCCGGATTGTACGCGAGCGCGGTAACAGTGCCGGTCGGAGCGGATGCGGTCCAGGTTATCCCATCGTTGGATCGGATGAGTTCTGAGGCACTAGCAAGAACGATGGTTGTGGCTGACATCGCAGCAAACGAAAGCATCCCAGTCGCGTTGCTGACACGCTTGGTCCATATCTCTTTATTGGTCGACGTGTAGACCGCGCCCCCGACCCCGTAGCGGATCCAGAGTGCGCCGAATCTGGAGATCCCTCCGCCGAGGGTGGTTGTCGTGGCAAGTGCTGTGACGGAAATTCCGGTCAGCGTGGTTGATGCGGAGCAAATGACAAGGTTTGTCGCATCGGTCGCGGCACGGATAAGCGTGTCGCCAGTGAGCGCAGTCTCCGTGGTCCAGGTGGGCACCGCCTTGAAGAGATCCGGCGTGTGCATGACTAACCCAGCGGAGCCGACGACGATGTATTTCCCGCTGTGGTAGGTAATATCATGGATATCGTTAGCTACGCCGGTAGCGGCTCGCGTGAAGGTGCGGAAATCTGAGGAGAAATAGACGCGCCCAGAGTCACCTACCACGACGAGCATGCCGAAGAACTGGCGAACATTTCGCAAGTCGCCAGAGTCCGGGATTGTGACATCTTCCCAGTCGACGGCATTGGATGACCGGCGAGCGCTGTTGTTGGCGCCGACGACAGCGTAGACGGGCGGAACGGTGAAAACTCCCCATATCGGAGCCGGGTGTCCGGAGCTATTTGGCGAAAACGTAACGAGGTCGAAGGAGTGGTAGATTATTCCGCCTGTGCTCCCAAAAAGCCAATCTCCGTCCTTGTAGGATGCAGAAATGAAGTTGGCACCACCAACCATGGTAGACGCCCATGTTATGCCATTGTCGACGCTTTTCCAGATCCTCCCCGAGGAACTGCCGAAGACTGTTTCGCTCGCCGACGACGCCCCGCAGTAAATTGAATCCGAGGCGCCAAGAATTGTCTGCGTCCAGGTTGTGCCATCGTCCGAGCTGTAGATCGCGCCGCCGAGCGAGCCAGAAAGAAAGATCCTGCCAGATGCACCAATGGTCAGTGCGTAGGCGTCCCCCGTTGGGGATCCAGGAAGGGAGCGAGACGTCCAGGAAATGAGATCTGACGATGTCCGCAACATCGCGGCTTCACCGGCGATGACGTAGCCAGTCACGGTGGACCAGTCTACGTCAAGGATGTGCTTCGTGGTGCCAGTGGCGATCGGATTCCAGGTGTCGCCATCCAGGGACCAGTAGGCGAGTCCGCTGTTGCCAACGAGGATCCAGCGTCCGTTCAGAAACTTGATTTTGTTCCACTGGCCCGATCCCAGGGTTTGCGAAGTCCATGCAGTGCCATCGGCGGATTTCCAGATCTGTCCTAAGCCCCCCGCGATCATGATGCGTCCAGCCGCCCATACGCCGCGAAGCGTCCCGGTCGGGCCGGACATAATGCCCCATGTGGTGGGGTCGGAGGATTGGAGGGCAATACCGGTTCCGACGGCATAGTAGGCATGCGGCACCGCGACGGAGGCGGATGCATCCTCTCCGGCGCTGGCGTACTCGACGAAATTGGCGATGGTGGCGCCATCCAGATCCAGCTTTCCCGCGATCGTGATGGATGCGCCTCCAGTGATGGTCAAATCCTCGGCGCGCATCGACGCAACAGAAAAATCATGGTCGATATCGAGCGTTCCAACGCCAGACAGGACGAGAGATTTTGTGCTGGCCCAGGTGGTCGACGAGTCGATGATTCGATAGTACTCGGGGATGTCGACGCGCCCCGACAGGATTGCGGCCTTCATCGGAATGCGGTTGTCGACTCCGAACGCGCCTCCCGACAATCCGCCGAACCATTCGAGGCGCGAGATGGCGCCACCCAGGTCGATGTCGGCGACGTGATCCTCGGCATCCCATGACAGGATCTGGCCGGATCCCTGGTAGACGAGATTGGCAATCTCGATCGAGTAGCCCCCCGTAAATCGCCACTTGGCCCCGCCCAGGAAGTCCACAGCGTAGTTAGCCGGGATGTCCAGATTGATTCCAGGGTTGGCGTCGGCGTCCACGTTGTAGGCGTAGGTGTATTCGCTACACAAGCTCTGCGCGACCGAAGAAAACCACGAGGTCCGGATCTCGCGCGCGACCCGGCGTCCGAGGATGACTTCGATTCCGCTTCCGAATGCTCCGGGACAAGCGTCTTCGAGGCGACCATCCAGGAAGAGCTTCGGCGTGGCCGTCGAATAGAATCCACCCGAGGTGATGCGCAGGGCGCCGCCGAGGTGCCGGTCTTGGTTGATGCAGGTCAACCCGTTGATCTCCACCGGCCCTACCGCGAGCGCTGCGGAAAGCGGGACCATCTGGTCGGCGGCGACTCCGTAGATCACACCGAACCAGCGAGGGTCGATGTAGCCGGAGAAGTTGCGGACGTACCGCGAGCCACCGGACCGGGCTAGGATCGTTCCGTCGTTGTCGGGCGCTACAGATGGAGAGCGAAAAAAGACTCCTTCCCCGCCGTCGGCAGCCGTCGACCGGCCACAGACCAAGATCGCGTCGTAATCCTGGGAAAGGGCACGGACTTCGCCGTAGGTCAGGCAGACCGCGAGCGTTCCGAGTCCATTTCCAGCAGACCCTTCACCGAACGGGAAAACGCCGTCGATCTCGAAGATCTGGACGCCGGTCGCGTCCACGATGCGGATCTTGTACGCCACCGGGTCGCCGAAGATGACCGCTGTACCTGCACCGTCGAGCTGGACCGGGTTGATCTTGGGGGTTCCTGTGGAGTCGGCGTAGACGTTTCCGAGGGTGGTGGTCCCCGACTCGTAGAAGTAGATCCGACCGTTTGCGAGCAAGCGCCCTTGGTCGTCGAATTCCCGGAGCTGGATGAAGGGGGTAAAGATTTGTTTGCTCATGTGGTCCCCTGAAAGTAGGTTCCGGGAATGGAAAGTCTGATCTGTTGCGTCGGCATCTATCTCACCATTCTAGCGGCGGTACATTGCGCCATCTGCGTTCGCGGTGTCTACCGGCATATTTGCGGCACGGATCCCGTCTAGTAGCCCACCAACCGCGACAGCTCCCGTGCGCGAGACATTTGGTCCTCGCGACAGGAGGTTTCCACCCTCCCAAATCATCCGCGCCGCTGCTGGAATGTTGATCAGATTCATCGGGTTCATGACGTTTCTGTTTGCCCGGATGAGCGCAGCTCTGGTCATCGCATCTTCCGCCCCGTACCGAGGCGCGAGGTACGACATTTTCGCGGCATACTCGGGCGAGATCTCACCAAGTTGGCGGCGGTAACTTCGCGCAACCTCTTTGATTGCAAAGAGCTTTGATGCCAGTGGCGAGATGTCGTCTTTGGCTGGGTTTTTTTCGTAGACGGCATCGTACAGGTTTGATTTTCGTCGATGCGCAATTGATGGCAGGATGTCGTTTGATGGCGCGCCAACCCCTCTCCAAGCAAGGTCCACGTTATCGCCAGTCGGCTTGTGCGCTCTTGCGCGAACCCAATCGAGACCAGCTTTTGCCTCCGCGATCGTCCCGCCAAGCCTTTCCTCTTTGATCGCCTGGATCATCGCTTTTTCCGCTTCGGAAATCGCCTCGGCAGGCGAGACCTTCATCCCTGACCGATCCGCATTCGCGAGGATCGGCTCTACTTCGGCGCCTTCTTGACCGAGCCTCCGGAGGTATTGTTTTCCAGCAGTTCCAGCGGTTGCACTCCAGCCGGTCATCTCTGGGAGCAGATCAGCGGCCAGCGCATTTTCGAAGCCTTCAACTTCTTTGCCTGCTTTGATTCCGGCGGGCTTGACCATCTGGCGGAACCAAGAGTTGGCTCCACGCTTCATCGCACCACCGATTGGCCCGACTGCTCCGAGTGCGGCAGGCACCAAGTCGGAGAAATTCATTGAAGGAGCAAAGTCGGACGCACCACCGCCCATTTCCTGGCCTTGGCTCATCTGGTCCAGGTTGCGAGCGCCAGCATTGATCGCGCTCGTCGCGAAGCCCTGTAGGAGTGGGCGCATTGCTGTGGCGCCAAGCGCAATTCCTGGCCCGGTCGCGGGGTCGTCGGCCATTCCTGCGAAAAGGGCGGGATTGGCGATGTAGCGTTGGACGGTTGGCGTGTAGGCGCGAAACTCCTGGGCTTGGCCTCGCGGATCCGCCATCCCCTGGCGAAACGCCTCGGAAACGTCAAGCCGCCGAAGTCCGATTCCCTGGAACAGGTCGCCGAGGCTGTTGGCCCCGCCGAGCGTCTGCCCCATCGCGGAGCCCGCACCAGCAGCAGCGCGTAGAGGCATGGTGAGCATATCGCGCATGGCTGGCCACTGGCGCCCCGCGAAGCGCGAGACGGCACCCTGTTGGCTGTTCGGGTCGTATCCTGCACCTGAAACGGCATCGAGACCATCCGGAACGCCTGGGCGCATGGCTTTGGCCTGTTGCGCGTTCGTCCTGGAGAGAGATGGGAAGATTGCCTCACTCCATCCTGGCGCTGGGCTGGGCTCCTGGGCCTGGGTAGGTGCTGGCATGGGTGCGGCGGACCACTTTTCCCGGAGGACGGATTTCGTGGAGTCGTCGACGCCTTGCCAGCCGTTGTCGGAAATCGCTTGAAGCGCCGGCATATCCACGGACGCTTTGAGCCGCGACTTTGTGGAGTCGTCGAGCGCCTGCCACCCGCTTTCCGAAAGCGCCTGGATGTCGTCTTGGAGGCTCATTCTACCTTCCCCCGCTTGTAGGTTGGTTCAGTCCTGCCGCCGCCCGGCCTGTCGCTGGGCTTGCGCTTGGTGTCCGGGATCCGTGGGAGCGCGTCGATCTGGCTCGCTGTGATGCCGGACCGCTTGAGGCCCCGGAAGGTCTGCTCGATGAGCGAGAGGTATTCCTGCTGGCTCTGCGGAGAAACTGCGTTTTTCGCCGCCTTGGACAGGAGGTCCAGCGGTCCAGATGCTTCCTTGGCCAGCGCGCCGAAGCTCTTGGAGCTGCGGAAGGTCGAAAAAAGGCGTTCCGATCCGCTTTCGGTGCGGACATCCTCGGAAAACGCCAGCGCCTGGGAAAGCGGGGCGACAGCAGCGGAAAAGGAGTCCTCGCTTTGGAGGTGGCCCTTCTTGACCTCTTCGCGAAGGATGCTGGTCTCCTTGATGCCGTTGTCCAACACGGAAAGGCGTCCATGGAGGTCTTGGATTTCCTTGATGTTCGACTGGCTCGCATCGATTCCGTCGCGCCGATATTTGGTGATCGCGCCTTGGGCTTGCTCAAACTCCGTCTTCCCCTTCGCGAGCCCGAATTCTCCCGACGCCTGCCCGAGACGTTGCCCCTTGGCTTCCCGCCCGGATTGGATCAAGCTGGCTTGGTAGTCGAGGGCTGTCTTTGGTGCGGTAGCTCTGGCGGTCGCGGCGGCGGCAAGGCCCTCCATTGGCTTCGTCGGGTCTGTTCCCTTGGTCAGGGCGGCGACCTCGGCGGCTGATCCCTCGTTGATGGCGCGAGCGATCGCGGCGTGATCCTTGGGGTCCACCACAAAACCCTTGGTCCGCAGGCCTGCGACAAGTTCCGTGCGGTCGGTCGGCGACATCTTGCCAATCTCTTCCGGGGTCGCCTTGCTGTACTCTGGAGAGCCCAGGTTAGGCGGGGTGTACCGCATTCCCTGAATCCCCTCGGCGATCCCTTTTTCCGGGATAGCTGGTGTCCTGGTCGTGTCCTGGCGGATCGAGTCGGAAGGCTTGCGCTGACTCCATGGTGCTTCGATGCCGGTGGCGCCGAGCATCACGGCAGTTTCCGCGCCCTTCTTGGTTGCGTCGAGTTGAGAGCTCAGCGAGGCCATGGCCTGGGCATGGGCGGCGGCACCGAATGGAGACTTGGCCGCGAGCTGGAGGAAGCGGTCCAAGTTCGGCTTTCCACTTTCATCGATCGACTGCGAGAAAAGCGCCTGGGTGGAGCGCTGTAGCTCCTGCTCATACAAGGCCTTACGGTTTTCCAGGGCCTTTGCCTGCGCGTCCTGGTTAGACATGCGCGTAGCCTGGAATGCCGCCTGTGGATTAGCCATCGGCGGCGCACCGGGAAGCATCGAAGTCCAGTCAGCCATGGTTTACCACCTTCCCGCGCCGAGTTGCGCGTACTGGCCAGCTTGGCCGCTGGGGATGTCCCAATTTTGGGAAGGTGCTTCGATCGAGCGACCGCCCCAGATGTTGCCGAGCATGCCGCCGAGCTGGTTGGTTGCGCCTGAGATCCCATTCCAAAGCACATTGTTGGCGCCCATGGTTCCGGCAGCCTGATTCTGGCCAATTCCCGTCATGAGTCCCGCACCAAACTGGCCTTGCGACTGCCCGAAGTTGCCAAGTCCGGTCGCAGCTTCCCGGCCAGCGTTGGCGAGCCCCATTTCGTTTCCGATCTGGCCCTGCTGGAATTCGCGAGCGCGTCCGTACTGGTCGGAGGCTTGGCCGTAGTCCATCTTAGACTTGTCCATGTACCGATTCCACGCGCCCTGGTAGTTCTGCTGGGCGATCCCCTGAGTCATCTCGTTGATAGCCTTGAGGGCGCCCCCGCCCATGCCACCCTTGGCGAGCGACGAGGCGTTGAGGGCTTTGATCGCCTCCGACATCGTGTAATTTGCTCCGGGGTCCTGGTGGGCGTTGAAGTCGAATCCCGGCTGTTGGTAGTTGAATCCCGGCTGCTGCATCCCCGCGACGAGCCCGGAAAGGCGTTCGTTGGCCTGCTGGCCGCTCTGCATCCACGGCGAAAGCCTCGCGTTGGTCTCGTCGTACATGCGGCCAGAGAGCGCGAGCGCGGCGCGCTGGGCGTCTGCGGCTTGCTGTGCAGCCTTTTCAGCCGCCGAGCTTCCGGATAGACCTTGGAGGAGGTTAGAGCCCACCCCGAGGCCTCCGATGATCATTTGCATTGTTGCCGGGTCCATCTATCCCCCCAAAATCACGAAAGAATTCGTCTGCTGCGCGGTTGCGCTGGCCGGGATCGTGAAGGCGTTTCCGTTGAAGGAAAATGTAACGCCCCCGAGTCCTTGGTAGCTGTACAAAAGAAGATCGCCGATCTGTAGAACTCGGCATGTCTCGCCGCTTCCGTTGTCGACCGTCTGCGGGTTGGTTGCTCCGGTGGCCAGCGCGCCCAATCTGGTGAAGTAGACCTGCCAAGTGTCGGAGATCCCACGCTCGCCCTGGATGGGCGCCGAGAGGGGCGGTTGCATGATCGCGGTCATGTGGAGAGGCTTTCCACATCCACGACGCATCCGACGACAACGACCTGGATTGGCTCAGTGATGCGGAAGCGGATGACAGGATTTCGCGAGATGCCGCATTTCAGCCACCGTGTCCGCTGGGAATACTCGCCGGTCTGACCCATCGGGGCGAAGCGCTCGTAGCCGAAGGTCTGTCCAGCATCTTTTGACATCGCCATCATGGCCTGGGGGGCCGAGCCTTGGCCAGATCTGATCGCGGTCCCCTGCTGCATGCGAAGTTGGACCGTGCGGACCACGACGTTTTTCCCCTCGTTGTAGAGGATGGGCGCGGTCAGTGCTCGATTGATGTAGTCGACGCCAGCGCCGGTCGGGTGATCATTGACAAAATGCGTCGAGGAAAGCTCGAAGAGAGCGTCAGTCGAATCGCACCCAAGGAGGAGCTTTCCGAAATTCTGGGTCGCGTGCCATCCGCGCCACCGGAACGACTCGCCAGAAGCGGAGTCCCACCGGGTTCGGCGGGTCCATGTGGTGGTGGTCAGGTCGTAGATCCAGGTAGCCCCGTTCGGGTCGCCGCCGTCCACGCTGGCTCCGCTGGGGAAGTTCCAAACGATGAAGGTATGCCCGTCCATGGAGTAGACGAAGGCCCACGCATCCGCGAGCGTGGCGTACTGCTGGATCCTGGTCTCGATGCCGCGCAGGGAAATGCGCTTTGGCTGGTAGTCGGTTCCGCATACGAACATCCCGACGACGCCGGAGCGGTCGCGACCGAGCCAGTAGACGGCGCTGTCGTGGTAGACGATCGCGTCGGGCGACATGGCTCCGGTGCCGATGACTGCGCTTTCCATGCGCTGGAAAAGCTGGCCCCTGGTGTTTCCCGTGTTGACGTGGACCTCCATGGAGTTGATGCCAAAAACTGCCATCCGGTTGGAGGCGAATGGCACCATACCCTGGATCAGATCGGTGTCACCCACCTTTTCGCCGTAGTCGAGCCCCCACCAGAGGTACTTGATGGACGGTGCCTGGGCATCGAAGGCGTATGGGATGTAGTAGGGAGCGCTCCAGTAGTAGCGGTTGGTGTTCCGCGAGTTGACGAGGAAATATGTGTCGATGCAAACGACGTGCGACGGCCCTTTGGTCGGGTCGTTCCCGTCGATGCCTGGGAAATACTGATCGGTGATCTGCGCCCACGCGCCCGAGGTTAGATCGAGGATGTAGCCGTAGCTGCCATCCACCGCGATCATCTGGTAGCCGTTCTCGGCAAACCGGACAATCCCTGCCGAAGTGAGGAGCGTTCCGATCTGGGCTCTGCTGGTGCCGTTGGTTAGGATTTCGAAAAGACCATTTCCCCAGACGCCAAACGTCCGCCCACTGGAGACGGTGATCATGCCGCGACAGGGATTGTCGGTGGTGCGCTCGATCATCCGGCGAAGGCCTTGGGCACCGACGAGGTAGAACTTTGCCGCCGCCGTGGGCGATGCTGACGCTTCGAGATAGAAGTTGTCGACAGTCTCCTTTCCGAGGCTCGAGTACGGGCTCGCGTACGGCTCCTGAGAAAGAGGGATTTCGAGCTTGGGCATTACGGCGAGACCGTGTTGAGCGGCGATGTCCAGTAGGAGGAATCGGACGCCGAGGTGGCGAATGGAACGCGAGCGCGGCGCATCCGCATGCGGCGATTCCGATCCTTCAATCCCGTTTCCGACCGCTGGGCGACCTGGACGATCGTGGGATCCAATCCGGCATCCCGCTTGAGGTGTGGGTATAGGCGAACGGCGAGGTTGTAGGTCAAGGCCTCGTAGTAGGAATCATCCAGGTCAATCGTAGACTGCGACCCGGCGAGGTCAATTTTCGGCATTCCGACGACGCGAAGCGCGAGATTGGAAAGCGCCTGCGGAAAGAGCCAGATCGTGCCGTTCGGCTTCTGGTAGTCCCATGCGTAGACCGACGGAATCGCGGTCGTGACCTTGACGGAGATCTCCATGTACTCGGCAAGCGAGATCGGGGAAAGCTTGAAAACCACTTGCCCCTGGATGGCGATCACGGAATCGATGTAGGTCAGATCCGCGAGGATGTCCGGAGGCGGAACGGTCGTCGTGTCCGTGCCGATGATGATCTTGCCAGGGTTGGCCGGGACGCAATCATAGGAGCGCTGGAGCGGGTCCATGTACCGCTTGGTCGACCATTCGCCCAACATGCCGTTGAGCGTGCGGACCGCCAGCGCCTGGGCTTCAGCCGGTGGAGCCTCGCCGAACTGGATGAAGTCGACGAGGGAAAGTGCGTCCGTGACGACATCTTGGACGCTGACCGGCATGGCTTAGATGCCCTCGGCGAGCTTGCGCAGGTCTTCCAGCTTGGTGCGTGGTCCCCAGCCGGTGACGCCTGCCGTCTTGAGCTTGGCGCGAAGCTCCTTGGCTTCGTCGGTGCCGTCCTCTTCGGGATCTTCGGCAGGCTTGTCGAATTCCGCCAGGAACTCTTGGGCGGTCATGTAGCACTTACCGGAAATGAAGTGCGGAAACGAGTTGTTGCCCACGAACGCCTTGGGGTCTTTGCGCGGATCGATGCAAGCCATGTCGAAAATCCTTGGTGAAGAGAAAAAGGAAAGCCCCTCCGTTTGACGGGAGGGGCGGATCGGATCAGTACAGCGAGACCACGCCTTCGGGCTTCACCACCGCGAGTCCAACGAAGGCGACCAGCTTGGTGATGTTCTGCATGGTGCCGGGCCAGCGGTCTTCCATCATAGCGAAGTTGAAGCCGTTCACCCGGAAGTTCTTCCCGTAGATCAATCCCGAGGGCAGATCGATTTCTGGGGACACACCGACGATGGAGTCCTTCGTGAAGCACAGCGAAGGGCTCACCGTGCTGTTGGCGCCGAGGAGCGTCAGCGCGGTGGCGTTGGGGATGGCGGTGGTCAGGGTCGTGTTCCGGAAGTCGCCAGAGTAGATCACAGCCTCGGCGACGGTGATCGTTGCGGCTCCAGCATTCACGGTGGCGTCGGCCACGACAACCAAAACCACCTGCTTGCCGGTCGTGGTCTGGGTGATCGGGTTGATCCAGTTGATGCCGGTCAGAGCTAGGCGCCAGCCCTTCTTGACAGTGGGGATCGCGCCCCATCCGCTGGTGTTGAGCTGCATGGTGGGCGCGTAGGTCGTGAGACCGTTGGTCACTGCACCGCCAGGAGCCGCCACCACGATGGTCCCCGGATCGACCGGGATCGCGTCGGTGTAGGTCAGGGGCGACTCGAACAGGGAGAAACCGGCGGTCTTCGGGATCTCGATTCCGCCCGACTGCAAGCCTTCCACGCCAGGAGAGTACTTGTAGAGGGTCGCCGCGGAAGACCCGACCTCGGGACCCACGTCCATGTTGGCCATGAGCATCTTTTCCGAGGAGTCCGTGGCCGCACCGCGCTGGATCATCAAAGCGCGAGCCTTGCCAGCCGCCTTGAGGAAGTTCTGCGCGTAGGTGGCGCCGCCCTGGGCGGAGATGGAGATGGCCTGACCGGCGCCCAAGTTGGCGATCTCGGCGAGGAGCTGGTTGTACTGGTCCTTGATCGACACGATGGCCGGATCGATAAAGCGATTTCGGACATCCTCCCTGTCCAGCTTGTAGGTCATCTCCTCCATGGAGGTCTGCATGTTGGCCTCCAAGCGGTACGCCAGGGTGAGGGGCACCGGGGCATCCTGGAGGGGAGAGTAGTTGACCAGGGGCTGGGTGGTGCCAGGAAGGTCGTAAGCGCCAGCGGTTTCCAGGCCGGTTACGGTGGCCCGGATGCGGGAAGGGCGCCGGAGGGTGATGGTCGCGCCGGTGTTCTTCTGGGCGCTGATCGCATCCTTTTTCCAGGTAATCATGTCGCCGATGCCCTTGTGGGACATCCAGCTAAAAGCAAGCTGCTTTTCGACGAGGGATTGGGTATTGAACGTATTGGCCATGATGTGGCTCCCGAGATTGTAGGTGATGGAACTCTCGCCCCTCTGCTACAACCTCGCGCCGGGCAGGCACTCGGAGGACTCGCCCCAGCCTTTGACGGACCCTGGGAGGACCTGGGTTGAATATAAAGCTAAAAAAACGCAAAAAAGGCCGCCTTTCGAAAAAAGCGAGCCCTTTTGCTTAAAACTGGATGGCGGTCAGTAAAGGATACTGGGCTTTAACTCCCCGTTAATCGCTTTTGACGCCCATTCCACTGGATCCATGTCCTCATGCGAGGAAGAGCGCCCGCCCCTGCTGGATGGCGTGGCCGGAAGCCTTGCGGATGGCGCTTGGCGTGGCGCTGGCTGGCCCTGGGCGGCTGGCGCGACAGGCTCCGGCCTCTGGTAGGCCATTCGGAACTCGCCCAATGCCGCGATTCCGTGGATGGGGAACCCGCTTCCTGCGCGCCTCGTCTCGTCCATCAGCCTGTCGTAGCGCTTGCGGTCCGAAACGATGCTAGCCACCAGCACATCCGCATCTGGAGCCGAAAGGATGGCTCGGCGGATCTCCGGGTGGAGCGCAGGGCCAACCTTTTCGAAGACCTCGGCGAATCGCTTGGCCTGCGGGATCTCGCTTTTGGCGATGGCGTTGGTGTAGTTCGCGAAAATCTGCTGGATCTCGCCCTGTTGGGTGGTCTGCGCCTGAGCCTGCTGTGCTTGGATTTGGGAGCGCACGAACTGCGCACGGTCGCGGAGATCGATCTTCGCTTCGGTCAGGGCCTCGGTGTATTCCGCCAGGGTGGCGAACTTGTCCGGGTCCTTGCGGATGGCTTCTAGCTTGGCTGCGATCCGGTTGGCCTCGGGGTCGACGCGAACCAGCTCGGCCATGAACTCGTCAGCGCCCTGGAGCGCGACCGGCTGAACCTGCGGGGCCTGCTGGCGCCCCTGCTCCAATGCCTGGAGTCGCGCTTCCATCGCTTGGGCTTTGGCTTCGGCGGCGTCTGCACGCGCGCGCTGGGCTTCGCGCTGGTCTTTGATCTTGTTCAGTCGCTCAGTCCGCCACTTCTCGCGATCGTCGGCGGGGTCGGGCGGAAGATCGGCGTCCACCTTTGCGGCAGGCGGCGGCGCGTCGTCCTCGTCGTCTTCGGCGGGGCCCTTCCACTGCGCTTCCCAATCCTCGGCGGCTGGCGCGGTGGTGGGCGGCGCTTCTGCTTTCGGCTTCGCAACCTCCGGCGCCGGTGCGGCAAGATCGGCGGCAAGTTCCGCGAAGGAAGGCGCGTCGATGTCCGCGCTGGTGGTGGTCGTGTCTGGTGCGTTTGGTTCCATGGTGTCCGACGGCGTTTTACACCCCCGCCTGGGTGGTTAGTTCGGACTGCTCTACGGTTCTTGCGTGGGCGTTTTCTGCGGAGATCTCTCCGGTCGCGCTCTTGATGTGGTGCAAGCGCTCGTCGATTTCCGCCTTCATCGCGGCCAATGCGGCATCGCTCGCGGCCTTCATCTGCTGGAGCGTCTGGGCGTTTTCGGCGCGCATCTGTTCGAGGGCGAGAGCGTTTGCGTTGTCGGCGTCGTTCATCTGGACTCGGGACGCAATCTCTGCCTCGACCTTTTCGCGCTCGCCACGCTCCTTGTTCAGGGCCTCAGTCATCGCCTTGACCACCATCTCGTACTGCTGGAGCTGTTGGCTCATGCCATTGACCTGCATGCGTGCCCGTGCGATCTGCTCCTCTGGGTCGGAGCCCTCTTCCTTCGAGGCAATGAGGTCCTGGATCGGCTTGGGGAGCATGAGTTGCATCCGCTCGGCGATCTCTTCGGAGCCCGGGAGGTTCCATTGCTTCACGATCCAGTCGCCGAGCGCGTCGAGGAGTTTCGGGTTCTTCGCGATCAACTCGTTGACCTGCTCGATGATCGCTTCCCGCTGGGATGCGTAAGACGGACCGACAGAAACTGTCACGCCGAATTTTCCGACGCGAGGATCGACGTTGGCGACATCCGGCACCATGCCAGGGCCGAAGGAAATCGGGGTCGGCGTGCCGTCTGCGCCGAGGGCCACCCGAATCGAGTCGTCGGTCCAATAGGTCTGGATCATCTCTAGGCAAATTTCCGCACACCGCTTGATCGCATGATTCAGCGAGTCGACGTAGTGGTAGGTCGCGATCCCCGAGCCCATGCGCTGCATCTTGATGGCCTTGCCGCTGGGCGCGTCCGCTTTGGCTTGGAGCGATGGATCCGGGTAGATGCCGGTGATCAGCCGCGCCATATTGATATTGTCTTCCGCCAGCTCCATGTAGCCCACGGGCGGCGGCGGGGCCTGTACGGGGATGATCTCGCTTCCCGGCTTCTTCCAGATGACTTCCGGTTCTTCCGTAAGTTCCGTCTCGTCGTCGACGGCGTTGGAGTCCGCGATGTACTTGGACTTCGGCGCCTGGGCCATGACGGAAATCGCCTCGGACTTGAGGTAGTTCAGCTCGCGCTGAGGGCTCTTGAGGTCGCTGGTGATGCAATAGTAGGCGCGCTTGCCGTCGATCTCCACAGCCTCGCCGGTCACGAAACAGAAGGGGATCTCTTTGCATGGATAATCGAGGGTGGAGCTTAGGGGCTCCGGGGAAGCGTCGTCAAAAATGTACTGGCAGACCTGCACGTCGTCGCCGACAAGGTGCTGGACCCACGCCTCGTAGATGGTCGCCTTGCCGTTGTTGTAGGACAGGAGCGAGCCGGGGTAGTCGCGCTCGCCCTCCTCTTTCCCGATGGTCAGCTCGATGATGATCCACTTGGCGTCCGAGAAATCAAACTCGACAGAATCTGGATCGACGAACACCTTGGTCACGTCGGCGATTGGCTGGATCAGAATCTCTGTCTTGCCGCGAATCTTCTTCGGCGTGATCCGCCACCCACCGAGGCTACCGCGCATTGCCGACTCCAGGGCCTTGATGTAGGTGCGCGGCGCGTTCGACTGGTTCTGGATGGCGCGCAGGGATCCGGCGTAATGCTTGGCGAGTTGCTTGGTCGCGCCGTCCGAGATCGGGTAGACGGTCGCCTCCGGTGGCGCTTCCTTGACGGCGTTGATCGTGGGGCGGATGAAGCCGGGCACGATGTTGTATTGCTGGATAGCTCGCTTCCCTCGCCTCGCTTTCAGGGCTTCCACATCCCATTGCGCCTCGGGCTCGCCGTACGAAAAACGCAAGTTCTCGCGGGCCATGCGCATCACGTCGCCCCACTCGTTGCGTCCATCCTCCAACATCTTCCGCAG